AATGAACAGTTCATTCACCATTGAATCTGCTTCCTGTGCTGCCAAGGTGAATTCAGGGTTTTCCGTTTTCACCAATTCGCACATTTCGCGGAAGTCCTGAAGGAAAGGTGGAAGGTGCTTCCACAGATCAACATTACGCGCCATTCGTCACCGCCCCAATCACGGGAATCTTGTTCCCGGAAATAGACAGGTTCGCCGCCGTGCCGTTGATCTTCGTTCCAGTCACGTCCACAATGCCCTTCACGGTCAGAAGCCGGGTTTCAATCTGCGAAATTCTGACAACCGTGGGATTGTTCATGTTTTCGATTTTTCCCCAGCTTTGACGCAGTTCCAGCAGATAGGCGCTGATGTTTTCTTCAATCGCCGCCTGAACGTTTGCCCATCCATAGCCCACATCAAATTCAATGATGGTGGAAATGTTCACAGGCTGTTCTTCAGCCGTGTCAACGGTCACAACATGGCCGATGGGTGCAACACCAAGCCCCTTGCCGTCCTGATACGGGTCAATTTCATTCTGAACTTTTTCAATCAGGGTCGAACTTGCCCGGTTGAATTCACCGTCCAGAATGGTCAGCTTCACCGTTCCAGCGCCATTCCAAACCGCCGTCACTCTGGTTGCACCAACGCCTTCAATGGAATTGGTTTTGTCCAAATAATCCTGAACATTGCCCCCATAGCCCTTGTTCTGGAATGCTGCAAAATAGCGGGTTCTCAAATCCTCGGTATCCTCTTCTTCCTCACCGGGAATCAGAAGTTCCGTCAGGGTTGCCGTTTCCAGTCCATCCACATAATCAATGGGAATCAGCGTCCCAAAGTTTTGATTTCCGGCTGTTCCGGGCGTTTCACATTCCACGCGCCAAGCGCCTTCTTCCCCTTCAATGCGTTCAACCACCACATAATTCAGCTTGTTCAGGCTGAAGCGCTGGTTGGTCACGTCAATGGTTGCCGGGGTAAAAATGCCCTTCAGCACCGCGCCGCTTGCATCATAGGGAATAATGCCGCGCTCTGCGCAGCGGCGAATCAGATATTCCCTTTCCTGCGTATCGGCAAAGCTCTGATTCAGCGTGTAGTCAAGGCACATATACAGGAATTCCAATTCAAGTGCTGCCGGGGAAAGGGCATCCCAGATCACCGAACCTTCCCGCTTGTCCATGTCATCAGGAATGCGGTCAAGCATCCGCTGAATCAGTACATCATAGGTCATAGCTTCAAACATCAGATATTCACCACCTTTTCCGCATCAATATCACCGTGGATGGTGTGAACCGTGAATGTGCAATGAACCTTTCCCATTTCGGTTTCAAATTCAAAGCCGTCCACGCTGTTTATTCTGCTGTCCCAAGTCAGCGCTTCAGTAATGCACCGCTTGATTTCCGGCAGAACATAGGTCATGGGCATACCAATCAATTCATTCAGTTCAACACCGTAATTGTTGGAATATGCCCCATATTCAAAGCGTTCCGTGTTCAAAACCTTGTATATGGCCTGTTTCATGGCTTCCTGTCCATCGGTATAACCAATGATTCTGCCGTTCTTCAAGTCCATAGCATAGGTTTTGGTGGGAAAGATCACGAATTCAAATTCGTCATCAGGGAAACTGTTTTGGGGAATCAAGCCCATGTTTTACACCACCCTATCCCAAACCAAATATTGCTGACCACCCTGCAAGCGCAGAAGAACAACGTGTTCACCAAGGGTCAACCCAAGGTGAACGCGCATCTTCTTCCGGCCTGAAATCCCGTGCCGATGGGCAAGGTTGGTATAACCTGTGAAGGAAGGGGGAATATCATGGGTGTGAACGGGGTCGCCGCCTTCCATCGTTACCAGCATTTCTTCTTCCGTACCAATGCCGTGACGGTGGGTAGTCAATGCGCTATTGCTTGACCAATCAATGGTTACATCAATATCATGGTCGGTCACATTCCGACTCAAAATAAGCTGTCCCATTCCAAGGGTCATTTTCTGTTCAACGCAGATCATCAGCGGGTTTTCCTGAACCACCGTACCAAAGGCAACGTTCACGGGCTTTGCTGCTTCCATTGCTTGCAAAGCAGCTTTTTTCATGCTTTCAGTCAAATCAGGCAACGAATTCACCCCCTCGCAGGGTCAAGGTCATGGTGTGTTCATTGTCTTTGAACTTATGGTCACACTTTTCAACCATCATGAAGTTGTCAAGTTTCACATCCCCGATGTTCAGCCGAATCACAACATAACTTCCAGCCCGAACCCGAATATCACCCAAGGCGGTAATCTTCAGCTTCTTGGTCTTGGAATTATACAGGGAAAGCAGGGCGTTGGCCTTGTTCTGTGCGTTCTGCGTGTCGGAAATCGCTTCATAATACTGAAGTGTACCCCATTTCTTCATAGTCCCTTCCTTGTCTTGGGCTGTGAAGATTTCACGCTTGCCGCTTTCGCTGTCCTCATATACCAGCTTGATTCTGTTATAGGTTTGGTCATCAATGCTGGAAGTGTAATCGAAATTTTCACCTGTTTCAGCGTCAATCACCAATCCCACAACCATTCTTTCAGCAGCGGTCAGGGTCAGCTTTCCGGCCTTATCATACAGAACATACATGTTCCCGGTATTGGTCAGGGTAATATCAAGGGATGTTTGCATCATGTCAAGCAAAGTGCTATTTTCTTCAATGCGTGAAGGAATCCAATAGTTGGTGTATTCGATTTCCCCAAGCTGAAGGCCGTAGTCATTCGCTATCATTTCAATAACGTCTTTCGCCGTTATCCGTTCAAAGACATAGGTATCTTTGTTCTTCAGGTATCGCATTTGGTCATAGGCGGTCAGGCTCAAATCAGGATTCTTGTTCCGGCTCTGCTTGAACAGGAATCCATAGAAGATTTGTTCCCCGTTCACCTTCAGCATCACGGGGTTTCCTTCTTCAATTTTCAAAGCGCTGTCCTGAATCACAGAAAAGGTGATTTTACCGGGCGCACCTTTTCTTTCCGTAATCCAATGAATTTCATCCTTCACAACGGGGGTGTAAAGGGTTGAACCATTTTCAATCAAAAGTTCAATGGACACCCGAACACCCCCTTATTTCTTCAAGGCAACGGCATATTTTGTGCCGCCGCTTGATTTCACAGTGCTTTTCACGCTGCTGGAAGAACTGGTGGTCTTTTTCACAAGATTTGTGATTGTATTTTTCACGCTGCTGACCACCTTGGAAACCGTGTTTGCAACGCTGCTTGCAACCTTGGAAACCGTTTCGGCAACCTTTTTCACCGTTGAACTTGCAGAACTGGAAGAACTGGATTTGGAAGAACTGCTGGATGTGCTGGAAGAAGAACTGGTGATTTTCTGTTTGGTTTCGCCATTATAGGCCACACCGTCAACATAAATCGTGCCTTTCCAGTTGTTTCCCGCCGCCTTCGTGATTGCGTCTGCCGGACTGCTTGCCTTCACCGTCACAACGCCCATTCCAATTATCTGAACCTTATATGACTTTTGAGAAGAACTTGAACTTGTCTTTGAAGAACCACCGCCAGAAGAACCGCCGCTTGAACTGCTGGAACTGGTGGACGGGGTTGGATTCCAGATGATGGGTCTATCCTCGTTCACAATGATGGGGGCAGTTGGAGACGGAATTTCCACAGAAATTGTTTTCGTGGCATAATGCTTATATTGCTTCAGGGAAATAGCAACTTGCAGATCAAAGCCATTCTTGGCTTCTTCTGTGATGGTGTAATCTTCAAGCGATACGGTCATATTCGTATCAAAAAGGGCTTTCCCGGTGGGCATACACCGGGAAAGGATGAACTGAAAAGGTTCTTTTGCCTGTTTCAGTTGTTCAAAGAAATCCAGATACGTTGAAGCCCCAACGAACTTCCCGTCACCATACCGCGCAAACGGATAGCTGACTTGGGGAATCAAAAGGGTGAACTGAACATCTGTCAGCCCAGCGGACTTCAGAAGGTTCAGTTCACCGTCATTGATAAGGTTGATGGTCTTGTTCTGGTTATTGATTGCCATAGAAATTTTGGAAGGGGTAATGGGCATCAGCATTTTCCCCAA